TCTTTACATTTTCTACAATCTCTACGAAGATAATCTTTAATCATCTGCGTTTTTTCATTTCCGCATGAACATATATATGTTATTTTTTCGTTTTTAGTTGTAAACATTTTTGTATCCGTTTTTAATACACATTTATTTTCTTGCAAATTTTTCTTGATATAGATGCTTAACTCCGTTTCCATTTTTAAATATTTAAATTTAAAAATAATAAATCAATTTTAAAAAAAGAGCATTGGAAAAGTAGTTTAAAGCACTGGAAACCCGAGTGCACCACCAGAGATTCTGATGATATTGTTGTTGACACAAGTCGTGACAAAGTCGTATTTCGTCGATACAGCTGTTAGAGAATTGGCTGTATTGGCATTAGATGGATTCGTCAAATACCACGAGTTGTTTTGGGCAGCTGACGAGAATGGGACAATTGACACGTTTGTCAACTTGCCATAGTTGGTGCTTCCCATCGGATCAATATTGTAGAAATCCAACGAGTAAGAGTAACTGTGGTATCCGGTTTCGAGCGGGATGACGGGCGCGCTGTACCAAGGGTTCACGAGCGAGAAGTAATCCGAGCCCATGTTCTGGAGACGTTGCGTGTTCTCGTAGATGAGAGACGTGTTATCAACGGGGTCAGAACCGGCCGTGAAATCAACAACACCAAACAATGTCGAGCCGGAGTCAACTGCAATGCTACCAGATTGGTGAGGACCGAGAGGGGCTTGAGCATCTGACGTGTAATTGGACCAAGCAGCATAGTTGGCTTTGTTGCGGGCAGCCCAGAAGAGAACCTTGACGGCATGCGAGAAACGGATGTCGAATTGAGGCGTGATTTGAGTTCCGTTTTGGACACCAATGGCACCAGAAGCATTATTAGCGGCGGTTTGGTTGTTGTACGATTGAATCGGGGCAGTTTGGACTTGTTCAATGAGAATGTCACGAGGAGCACAAGCCATCTTCTTGCGTTCTTCGTTCGACACGATCGCATAATTGGCCCATACTTGGCACGAATTTCCGATATTGATGTCGTTTCCAGAAATGTCGCTGGCTTGTGCAGGCGTTGAAATCCATGCACCAGTTGAAGTATTTACTGATGGACCACCAGTGTTTTGGGTGTATACAGTCGGAAATGTTGCTGCATTAGTTGCTAGAGGGTACCAGGTATCCTTGATCAACAAGTCGGTCCATTGACGGAACGAAAAGTTGATGCGCATTTCATTGTAGGGAAGAGCCGCAGTCGGCAACGCAACACCGGAATCACGTGCAAAGAAGAACGGGAGCGGAAGGTTGAGTACTTGAGAGGGCAAGACTTGTGCAGTGGCAGTAGTAGTTTGGCCATTGAGACCGTACAGAAGAAGCGGGTTGGCGGCAACGGGGTTGGTGAGTTGGCTGACGTTACCAATCATGACGTTGTAGCCGTTACGCTTGCCGGCAGGTACGGTGAACGAGGACCAGAAATCCAAATGAAAGTTATCAAAACGAGCAGCTACCAAATCATTGAACGTGATACTGCATTCCTGGATCAGATTGTGCATCAAGTTACGAGACCAACGCAACACGGAGCAAGAAACAGTATTCAAGTTGGCATTAGTGCTATTCACACTAGCGGCAGTAACTTGAGGCAAAACGACACGAAGCCACGTTTGGAGGAGGTAATCACCAGCGCGAGAGATGGAGACCGACCATTGTTGGCCAAAGCCTGATTGGCCGGAAGATTTGCTCAATACAACTGGAACTTGCGTAAACCACGTTGATTTGCGAACTTCGCGAACGAAGTAGGCGATGGATTCGGAACCGCCGTATGTGTACTTTTCTTGTTCATCATACGTAGCGAGATCGATAAAACCGGATGTTAAGTTGGAGGTAGCGATAGACATTTTTATTATAGAGGAGAATTTTTTTTTAAATTTATATTAATTTTATTTTATGTTGGCTTAAGAAAATAAGAATGCCAATGTTGGAAAAACGACTTTTTTTAAACGTATACAGAAATACGTATTATTAGAAACAGTGAATACTCGATTTGAAATTTAGTTTCATGTACTTCATTTTTGAGAGTTTTGTAGATCTTTGTTAGGTTTTTCATTTTACCAAATCTGCACAAAATTTCGTTAAAAAGATAAGTAATGTAAAGATAATGGAAATAGACATATTAAATATTGATAAAAATATACGTGATAAGTGGAAAATAAATGAGGAAAAAATGAACGATATTCAAAAAAGTTTGAACGATATCATGGAGATAGTCAGCGATGTAAATTTGTCTTCTCATATAGTGAAGGATTTAAAGGATAAGATAAAGAATTTGGAAAATGAAAAAGACAAATGCGAGAATTATCAGACAAATTTGAATTTTTACATTATGGATGTGACTTCGATATTGGAGACTTACAAACAATTGATTACAAAGCCAAAGAAGATTTCATTTATGAAAAAGGATGCGGATAATAATGATGTTCGACTTATTGTAAAGAAGTATCTTGATATATTGGATATGTATGAGATTGACTACGGAAATTTGGACGAGATTGTATCGACCAATAACAAATGTTCTGTAAAAAAGAAGGAGTGCAAGATGTGCAAATCTACGACTTTTGTGTACAATGAGTATAATAATGTTGAGATTTGCGAGGTTTGTGGATCGCAGGAAGATAAGTCTTACAAGTCATCTTGCTATAAGGATATTTCGCGTGTAAATATATCAAATAAGTATACGTATGAGAGAAGAGTTCATTTTAAGGATTGCATTAATCAGTATCAAGGAAAACAGAATTCTACGATTGATGATAAGGTTTATCAGGATATAGAGAAACAGTTGGAATTGCATGGTATTATTCCGTTGAACAAAGAGGATCCAAAGAGATTTGAGAATGTGACAAAGGAGCATATTTTGTTGTTTTTGAAAGAGACGTCACATTCGAAACATTATGAGGATATTGTGTTGATATACAATAAATTGACTGGTAAAAAGGTTGACGACATTTCTCATATTGAGGATCAGTTGATGGAAGATTTCGATAAGATATCGAATGTGTACGATCAAAAGTTTAAGTTTACTGGAAAGATAGATCGAAAGAGTTTTATCAATACGCAATACGTTTTGTTTCAGTTGTTACGTAAACACAAGTATCCGTGTAAGAGGACTGATTTTAATATGTTGAAAACCTTGGATCGAAAAAGTTTTCATGATGAAATTGTGAAGGAAATTTTTGAACACCTGAATTTCAATTTTACGCCGATTTTTTAATTGAGCTTAAAGAGTATGATATAGTAAAAATAGATGTCGATTTTTCAAGATAAAAAAACAATTGTGCACATTTCATGTGAAATTATTGTATTGGGAACAATGGTGTATTTTTTCAATAATAAAACGAACCAGCTTTTGATTCAGAATAGACAAAACGAAAAGAGTATTGATGATTTACGCGCGGAGATTTCGGAATTAAAAAAGAAAATTGGGAGTGTTGAACCGAACTTGAACGAAATGCGATATTTGATAGAATCATTGGAGAATGTAAAACGAGAGTCTAGGAATTTAATTTTGCAGATAAGACAGATGCAAGCACAGCAATTTTCTATTCCTCCTATTCAGCCTATTCCTCAACCTCAACAACCTTCTCTACAAAAAACAAGACAAAAACGACCTTCCCAGCCTGCTTCCCCTCCTGCTTCCCCACCGGCTTCCCCTCCTGCTTCCCCACCGACTTCCCCACCGACTTCACTGGAATCTTCTCCAGAGCCTTCCCAGTTATATGTTCAGCCTGGAAAGAGGGTGCAGATAGATGAAAATGTGCTCGTAATTGACTTTGAGTCTAGTTTTGGGCCTAAAAAGTCTACTGCTAAATTAGAAGTGATGGATGAAGAGGAGGATTTGGATAAAGAATTGGAATCTGAGCTTAAAGAGCTGGAAGACTAATAAAATGAAAAAGTTGAATTTTCAAAAATGGTATGAAGAATATAAGGATGATTTAAAAAATCTTTATATTAAATTAAATCATGTTTTAAAAAGTAGAGACATTGAATATAAAGAGCGTAGTTTTGGTTTATTTTGCAAACTAATTTTTTCAAAAAGTTCAAAGTATGGATAAAAGACGAATTAAAACTGATATTCAGGAATCGGATGAGTTTGATTTCAAAGAGGAAAATTTGGAGATTAGCGAATCGTATTTACAGGAAGCGTTTGAAGATCTTGTGTACGATTCGATTGTAGAAAGTTTAGAAATTTTTAGGACGTATACGTATGACAAAGGGCTTCCAATAGGTGAAAAATTGACATTTAATGATTTGGCTGATTTTTTCTTTGTTTAAATTTTTTTGAAAAATTTAAAATTACTTTTTGACAGTGGATTTGCTGGTAGATAGCAAACATTCCATGATTCTATCGTGCAATAATGTATCATCTAAATCGACACCTGACTCTTCGGAAGAGGAACTTGATTCAGAAGAGGCACTTGATTCAGAGGAGGCTTCTTTGGATTCGGAAGAGGCACTTGATTCGGGAGATTCTTTGGATTCAGAAGAGGCACTTGATTCAGGAGAGGTTTCTTTGGATTCGGGAGATTCTTTGGATTCAGAAGAGGCACTTGATTCGGAGCTGACCATATTTTTCATTAATTCGGCTTTCAAATCCTCAATCTCTTTTTTGTTTCCAACATATGCTCCTTTTTTATCGGCATAACGAACAACTTCTTCGTCATAGTTAAGGGTTTTGGGTACACATTTTTTATTTCGTAAATCGCATTCTTCCGTTTCTTTGCATGGAGTTTTACTGTCACACTTGTCTCCTTTTGCCAAAGCTGCTAAATAGGCGAGTTTATTCTTTTTTTGTTCATATTCGCTCTTGTGATTCAAATCGATCAAGTAAGGCGAATCGTCGACGATTTCAACACCTTGTGGGAATTTCTCGGTCATTTTTAAATCGGCTAGTTTTCTAGTGGCTGTGCCTTTGACACGCTTACCATTTTCATCGTTTTCGTAAAAGTAAATGAAGGTATTTCCAGGGCCATCCATATCAAATTTAAAACACAGATTTTGTTTTTTGGATTTAGATTTGTCGTGATTCAAATCGATCAAGTAAGGAAATTCGTCGACGATTTCGATTCCTTTTGGAAATTTCTCGGTCATTTTCAAATCGGCGATTTGTCTGGTGGCTGTACCTTTGACACGCTTACCATTTTCATCGTTTTTGTAAAAGTAAATGAATGTATTTCCAGGAGCATCCATATCAAATTTAAAACACAGGTGTTCAATGTGTTTTCTAACATGCTTTGATTTAGGACCGTGGTCAGAGTCACATAGAGAGCATAGAGGTCCGCATTTGTCACATATGATTGTTGCTTTTTTTGTACAGTCTTCGACTTCTGTATCATCAGCATTTCTACATTTTAAAGGTTGTTGCATTTATTTATAACTTTTTTTTTATAAATAATATTTAATTTAAATCAATTTCTGGACCACGCATTCTTCTTTTTGGCGTATTTTGTTCTTCATTGGTATTGAAAATGCTACTTCCAATTTTTTTCATGACCATTTTAGTTACGATGAAGATTGCAGCATTGATTAAAATGGTGAACAACAAACGAATTTCAACGGGCCATTTACTGCCTTCTGGTACATAATTCTTTTCACCCAACTCGATTAAAAGGTGTTCGTACTTGTTCATGTTTACAATTTGTTGCTTTGTAAAATCTTGCATGTCAAATTTCAGCCAATACCCGAGAACGAATTCTGTAATGTAAAATCCGGTGATGAGATAACTTTTGTACGTATCAATATTATTATCCACATTTACTTGCCTGATGGTAGTTTCATAGGTTCTTTGCATTGTGGCATAATCACTGTGAATGGTGAATTCAGGTATATTTGCTGTTTTGTAGGATTTTCGCAAGAGGTCGAATTTGAACAAAAGCTCTCGTTTTACATCTTCATCTTCAAACGTATTTTTCGAGATGTCTTCTATTGTCTTTTTAGGTAAAAAATTTCCACCTGCTATCTCCGAGAGACGTGGTGCTGTATAAACTTTATCTTCGTCGTCTTGAACTTTATCGTCTTTTAACAATTCACGGAGCCGAGATGATAAACCGTCATCTTCTTTTTCCTTTTCAACTTCACGTTCTTTCTCGCGTTCTCTGTCTCGTTCACGTTCTCTTTCCCTATCTCGCTCTCGGTCAACATCTTTTTCAGTATCTGTATCATGCTCTCGTTCTCTTTCACGTTCCCGATCGCGTTCTCGATCACGTTCCCGTTCCCGATCCCGATCGCGATCGTCTCTTTCTTTTCGATCTGGGTCAGAAAGTTCTTTGATAGGACTTTGATTTCTGGATTCGTTTTCGCTCTGTTCTTTTTTAGGGCGGTCTTGAGGGATGTATTCTTGATTTACTAGATTTTGTTTGATTTTACTTTTATTTTCTATTAATTCGAGGTACATATTAGGCATTCTAGGAAATTTTTTTTGTCGAAAAACTGGCCTATCGGTAAAAAGTTTGGTAACATTTATTGTAGGTTTCCTTAACATTTTACTTTATTGAAAAAGCTTTAAATGGATTAATTAGTTTGTTTCAATGTTTTATATAAAGTGCATAAAGGTTTAAATTAATTTATTAAATTTGTTCACTAAAATATTTTTTTGTAAAGTTATACCCAGTTGAAAAAAGTTCCAATTTTTTCGAATTATTGATTTGGAATTCGTAGATTTTACTGGGTTCCATTTCAATATTGATAGTCTTGTACTTGCACTTTAAAAGTTGCATTCTGGATAGTTCATTTGCTGGGATTGTGATAATAGTGTAAAATTTATCAATTATTTTTTTGTACTCGTTGTTATTTTTTTGTTCGATATTAAAGACAATCGGATTTATTTTTTTATCCAAACCGAGTAATGGTTCAAAAGGGCAATTGTCAACAAAACCTCCGTCAATGTAATAGTCTTCATTGTAAATGGAATCGGTGAAAATAAAAGGTAGACTAGATGACAATTGTATCGCATCAATACAGAACATATCTGGATGTGTCAGATAAGAAATGTACTCTTTTTTCTTTTGAGTCACATTGTAGGTAGTTGTAAATAGTATTTTTTGGAATTTTTCATGGAGATCATTTAATGTGGGTAAATAACCAATTTTGTCAATTGTCATTTTTTCAAAATGGTTTTTAAATACCGAGAAATCGTAGAGACCTTCGCCATTCAAAATGGATTCGATTCCTTTGTGTTCATTCTCAAACACTTTATTTGTGATGATATATACGATCATTTCAATTGGGGTGTAACCTATGGCTAAAAAATAACAGATGATTGAACCTATACTCGTACCCGAGAAATATTTGATATCGAGCATTTTTTGATCCATCATGTATTGTATACCTCCAAGTATTCCAAAACCAAGTTTGCCTCCACCACATATGACTATAGAGTTATACATAATTAATAATTTATTATTTCTTTAAAATTGAATTATTATTAGTGAAATCAAAAAGTTGATCAAAAAGTGAAATGGAACTTCTTTATGAGATTGATTCTTTTTACAAAAACGAATGTGATAATCCACAACCTTTTTTCATAGATAGAGATGATCTTGAAATTTATCGGGATGAAGATATTGTTGATTTTGCAAAAGATCTTTTTAATAAAATTTGGGGTGACATAAAGTACAAGACGAAACTAAAAGAACAGAATATTTTAATTGTTTGTTATGTTTTGTGCATTAAATTTTATACGGATTGTTTCATTTGTTCTAGGCCATACACTGCACTAGTGGGTTTATTCGAAATCGAATCGAGTCCGGCACATTTAGCTAGTCTTGAAAAACGAATTTTGACGAAAATTAATTACATCTTTTAATTAATTAAATTCTTAATTAATTCTAATTCTTTTCAATGATTCGTTTGAGTAAAATGATGCATACAATAATCAATAAAACGATGCACACAATGTACATTGAATTATCGCAATTGTAAAATTTTGAACATATAGGGCATTCTTTGATATGATTTGAGATTGCAATGCAAGATATTTCCTCGTCGTAATACTTTAAATGTTGCATAAACGGTTGTCTCTGCATTTGCATTGGTTGCATCTGCATTGGCTGCATCTGCATCGGTTGTTCTAGTTGCTGAAAATCTGGTTGAAAGGGTTGAATGCTTGTATTCATACCACTACTAACTGAATAGATGTTGTCTCTTTCATTATTTGCTCTGATGTGTCTGTTTTTTATTTGGTATGAAAATTCATCCCTTTCATTATTTACTTTTGAAATTTCAGATCCCATGGAATCAGCGTCAAATAAATCATCAATAAATGTAACATTTTTTCTCATTTATTATTAATATTTTTTATTTTCTTTCTAAATCTGTATACAATTTTTTCAATAACGGGTCTCCGTCTGTTACTACCAATTCATCCAATAAAATCTTAAACGGTTTGTTTCCCATCGTTTTTCTTTCTGTCGTAGCCACTTTTAATTGAACTTTGATACCCTTTTCAATGCATGTTTTGTATTCGCTCGTTTGTTTAAACATTTTAAACTCTTCTGGTGTAGCAGACAACTTTATTTTCAGGGCACTTTTTGAGTCCAAAGAAGATACGTTCAGATTCTTTAATGTGGTTGTTACAATTCTTTTTTTAGGAACGTCAAGTGGAATATCAACAATTTTTCCTAATTCGTCAATGTAACAAACTACACGTTTATCTGTATCACCAAATGAATGTTGTAATGGAGATCCTGGATAATAAATATTTTGTTGCGGACGTTGATTATCGTGAATATGACCGCTAATTACTTGCGGGAATGTTTCGTTCCATTCGTCTCCTTCTTTTGAAACGATCGCGCCCATTTTACACCCTTTAAATTCTTGGTGAGCAAAAATCACATTTGACGTTTTCCAATCGCAGTGTTCAAGCGCTTCCATGAATCTTCCAGGATAGACGTAGGGACACAATACGATTTTGAAACCGTCGATGACTTGTACACTTGGCTTTTCAATTACGGTGATATTGTCGTGCTTTAGCACATTTAACCAGTGATTGGATGTCAAGAATTGCTGATTGTTGATCATATCGTGATTACCGACGATTACGTCTAGGGGTGCGTAATGTGAGAGAATACTTACAAATTCAAGAGATTTGTTCAGCGATTGTGTAAAAATGCGTTCGTGGTAGTGCATCAAGTCTCCCGCGATTACAATTCGATCGAATTTGTGTTGTTCGCAAACTATTTTTAATTGAGTAATTAAAATGTCAATTTCTTCATGATTGTCATTTTTTATGTGTGGGTCTCCAATAAATAAAATCTTCATTTATTTATTTTTGTATTTGTTGAAAAAAGTCAATTTTATTTATGTTCGTGATCTTCTTTGTTGTAAAGATGGATTCCAAACATGACACCAACTACCAAACCGGCTAGGGCTACGAGGTAATAAACAGCGTTTTCCACTTCCTTGTGAGAATCTCCGCCGACAGCGTTGGCTAGTTTTTCGACCAAATTCATGCCACATGCATGAAGACCCCAGTTAAGTGCCCCAATCACAGCGACGTATAAAGCGATAATGTAAATAAGTTTCTTTGCGTGCATTTTTATTAAAAGAAAAAAAATAAATAATAAAATGAATATTATCGAAGAATTTTTGACGATTCAACAAAACGTTAGAGTATACCATTGGACGACAAATAATTACAATCAGCATATTGTTACAGGCGAACTCTATGAAAAACTGGACAAATTGTTTGATAAGTTCATAGAGACTTATCTTGGAGAAAAAAAAATAAAATATAGTCCATTCACGATCCAAATAAAAGACAATGATATTATGCACATGTTAAAGAGATTCAAGCAATTTTTAATGAGCGATTTTGATTTGGTGCTTACACTTGATTTGAAAAATATTCGTGATGATATTTTGGGGGAAATAAATCGCTTTATTTTCTTACTCCGATTAAAGTAAGGTTAATTTTTGGTATCTGGTAATTTTAGTTTTGTCATAATATTTATCATATTTAACTACGATATTACCTTTTGCTGTAAGCGGTTTATCCAAATCGATTTCGGTTGCATCCAATTCTCTCTTTTCTTTGTCGGTGATGGATTCTGCAATAAATATTTTTTTATCAAATTGGAAAAAGTATTTGGAAAGTGATGGTTGAAATTCCTTGTAGACTGTATGACTTATACTTTCAATGTTGCAAAGACTGGATGAATGAATCAAGATATTGGTGGTGGGCAAATAATCAGAGATGCTTTCATAGAAATTGAGGAATTCTTTTCGGAGATGGTATGTCTGTACCTCGACTGGATTATTGAAAATGCGTAGACGTAAAGAACAAATGAGTCTTTTCAGCGTTTCTAGATCTGTAACTACAATTTTATCTTTTAGGTAGCCGTGAGTTTTCATTACTTTCTTATTAATGAAAGAATCAGGTATAATACTGTAGTCTGCTTTTTCAACCAGAACATCTTTGATGAATTCTTTGATAAGATTGACGATTTCTAGATTACTTAATAATAGAATGGGTTTATCTTTTGTGAAAACTGAAAAAGAATAGATAAAGTATTCACTTAAAATAGATGCAATTTTTTTATTTTTGGAAAAGTTTGAAATATGGTTTGTAGTTTGGATTTCTAGAATTTGTGTTGATTCTTTTTTGGATTTTTCGAATTGTAACAAATCAAACTCGACGATTTCTAAATCCAAAGGAGGAATGGGGTCACATAATAGAAATTCATTTTCTTTTGTAATAAGACATCTTGTTTTTTTGTACGAATCAAGAATTTGTTTCGTGTACACATTTTTTGGGTATTTTACAAATTGAATGGGTTTATTTTTTTCGTGAAAGTAAAACTGCGTCATTGATAAGAATTTTGAAAATGTGATGTTTGTCTTGAACAATTTTCCATCTTTGTTTACAATCAATTCACATATTTTCTCTTTGGTATGTTCAAGAATTAATATTGTATCTTTGTATTTTGGTTCATATTGTAGGTAAGGTCCTTTGTGAAAAGGTGTCATGACACTAACATTTTTATTTTCAAGTGTAAATACCACGACATTGCATTTGTATTCGTGTTCCAAGAGTCGAATCCATCTACGAGGATCCAGATACTCATTCTGATTATGAAACAAGGCGACCATTTCTTCGATTGTTAGATCTGGATTTTCTTGTGATGCGATATAAAATCTGTTTACATTTTTTTCAGGGTTTCCTGTAGCTGTTAAGACGCAATTCAAGAAACTTCTCGTATTTCTGGTTTTTTCTTTCCTTTCAGTGTAGTTTGATTCGGATTCTGATTCCGATCCCGACGAGTCCGACAAAGAACTTGATTCTTCGAATCCAGTTTTTACACCAACTCGAAGACATTTTTCATTGTAAACTACATTTAATAGTATTTTTAAATTGTCGGAAAGTTTTCCTTCATGGCCGGCCGGAAGTAGACGATTTAATGTTGAAATTGTATCTTGTTGCTTACTCACAATCTTTTTTTTGTCAAGAATGTACGCTTCGATTTTCTTTGTTTGTGGTTTTTGAAAGCAACATGGCAGATATTCGTACTTTTCATTATTTGAAAGTTTATTGTCAATTAATCCGATATAAGGGTAATCTTCTTTGTCACAATAAAAACAGTATTTTTTGGTTTCTTTTGGGAATTCAATGTAATCTTCGTTTAATTTCATGTCATAGGTTTTTGATTTGTCAATTTGATTCGGGTGTCGATTTGCTGGAGAGCACGATCTGGGGTAATCACTGACAAATATTTCTGGTGCGATTTCATTCAATTTTTTTTTCGGGATGGGTTCAGAATCTTCAATTTCAAAATTGGGTTTTTTTGTAAAATAGTCTGCGTATTCTTTTTTGATATCGTCTTCTTTTTCATCGTAATAGGTAAATAGTTTGGATAAAAGTGTGATGAACTTTTTTGTTTTGTCAGACCTAAAATTTTTTATAAATACGCGGACATAATAAGAACCGTATTCAATCTTACTATCATCGATATATTTTAAATCTGTATCATTATGAACCATTTTTTTGCAAGAAATGTAACAAGATGAGTCTTGTTCTCCGCCTTGAAATTTGATTAATAGGTACGATTTCTTTTTAGTTGCTTTATCGGATTCATCTACACAAAAATATTTGGAGAAAAAGGAGTTCATTATCAAATCGCTGTATAGATAATTGTTAAATTTTTGGCCATAAAAAAAGTAATATCCATGAATATCAGTCTTATCTTCTTCTTGTAAATTGATATCCATAGGAAATATGCTTTGAAAGTATTCTTTGAAATTGATTCCGATTGAAAAACATGTTTTTCGGTCATCGAAGGTAAAGCATATTTTTGAACCTTTTTTTAATAAGAAACTGTCAACATATTCTGTACCTGTATTGATTTTCATAAAGATTTTATCGGGGAAAGTTTCGGTCCAATCTTTTACGTCTTTTACGTCTTTATCCATTTTACAGATGGAATTTAATGTACAGAAAGGGATTTTGGGGTTGCATTGAATTAGACTAAAAATGTATTCGATTGAGTATTGTAAGTTTGTTGAGTAACAAACATTATACTTTGACATTTTTAATTCGGTGTGAGGTTTTTCGGGGATATCATTGATTTTTTTTAATTCGTCCACTTTTTTTTTCAATTCTTTATAGTCTTTCTTTATTTTTTTCATAAATTCAAGACTTTCTTTTTTCAGTTCTTCGTAATCTTTCATTAAAAATTTCTTGATTTTACTAGAATCTTCAAACATGGATAAATCATATTGTAAGATTGTTTTTTTTAAATTGTCAAGAATCACTTCGTATTCGTAATTTTTTTTGTCGTGAAACCAGACTTTAAAAATCATTTCAAAATTTGGATTCTTAAAAGATTGCAGATTTTTCATCAGAGTTTCAAAATCGTCCGGATTTTCAAGGGGAATGATAAAAACTTTATCATCTTTAATTTCTGATAGTAAGAATGGTAACGTATTAAACTTTATTGCAACTCTATTTCTAAATTCTTCCATATTTTCTTCTACAAACCTTTTAATTCCTACAGGTACCATTTTTATATAAAATAAGTATTTTATATTTCAAAAAAATTCTTTATTCACTTTCATTTCTGTTCTCACTCTCGTATTCACTTTCAATATCACTGTCCATCTGACTCTTGTTACTATTTTCACTTTCCATACTACCTTCCTCAAAATCATCCAATTTTAAACTCTCACTATCACCCTTCTCGCTCTTTTCACCCTTCTCACTCTCATCATCACTCTTTTCACTCTTTTCACTCTTTTCACTTTCTCCTTTTTCTTTTTCCTGTTCCTTTTCTTGTTCCTTTTCTTGTTCCTTTTCTTGTTTGTTAAACATTAAAATTCTGGTAATGACGTCTTTTTCGTCGATGGATTGAATGCTGTTGACAATTTCATCGACACATTGTTCCATTCGTTTGGCGAGGGCGATTGACTTTGGAATATTTTCTTTATTAAAAGACAACATAATTTGTTGATATTGGTAATTGTGCATTTTTTTCTGTTCAAATTTTACTTTTTTACCTAAATAGAGCAAGTTGAATGCAAACAGGATATCATTTTCTCCGATATCTCTGCCCATAAATGTTGCAAGGTGTTTTAAGATATTTACAAAGGAAGAGATGCATAGTTCTTTTAATAGAAACTTGTTAATCTGTAACTGATTCATCGTCAGTTTCAGTAAGATGTAGTCATCCATGACATATCTTGTTACTACGGTAAAATTGCCTTCCAACTTAGATTTAAGGGGAACTTTTAATACTACACTCGTTTTGCATCCAACAATGATTTTATTCACGAGATCTGCGATGTATTCAAGTTTGTAAGAGGAATAGATCGTGTCGATGTATACAAATGATGGAGATTCGACAAAATCAAACTGTTTGCAGTAAGATTTAATGCGTTCTTCCAATTTAAACTCGGAAATATTCTGTTTTAACAATTTACATTTTTCTTCGTCCGTTTCGTATGCTTGAATGTGTGCTCCAGGAAACATTTTTGCCAAAACAATTGCGTCTATTCCAACATGAGCTGTCGCGTCAATAATAAGACTCGGATTTTGGAACCATTCTTTCATGATTTTAGATACACTATTTACATTGGAGGGCAATAAAGATTCGTATTGACTATCAAAATCGGTATGAAACGATTCGTAGTATTGATATTCTGGATCAACTACAATTTCATCTCCCTTTTTAATTTTTAGAATTAAAGAATCAGGAAAACGTTTGAATTGTTCTTTATACTGGTTCACATCTTTGTTCAATTCATCAAATGTTTTATCAACTTCTTCAATAACGGCCTGTTTACATACATGATCTTTCGTATCTGGATTCATACATTTTTTACAGAAAACGGATTCACATGAATTACACTTGTAGTTTGTTAGATACCCAGCACATTCAGGGCATACAAGATTTTTTAAAGGAATATTATGTTCGGTTGCATACACTTGAAGTTGTTTCATTTCAACATCTTTTTTCAAGTCTTTGTACGTTTTGTCTTTTTTCAAACTAATTTGAAGTTTATTTTCAAGAATATATTCTCGTGGATTTTCAATATACCCGACATTAATTTCAGTCTGTAATTCTTCATCCGTCTTGTTTACTTTCAAAGAAATCTTATTTTGAATGGCGTATAGACGAAGACTTTTTGCATCTATTTTTGATACTTTTTGTTGTTTTTCTGGAGCGTATTTAAATGACAATTTATTTGCTACACGATCACGAGTTACATCGAGTTGTTCGAAAACGGTTTTACCCTTCTTCTTTAGTTTTTCATTCATATAATTGGTTACTTGATAGACATAAAAAGTGTACTTCCAGAAATCTTCCAGACAATCTTTGGCTTTGATGCCTGTTTCTTTGGCAAAGTCTACAGGTGATCCAAAATTTGTAAGTAATTCATCTAATTCAGTCTGTAACAATTCAATCTTTTCACTATTTCGTGTTCCTTTTTTAACATTCATTTCATTTCGTTTTTTGATTAATTCTAGAATAATTTTTTCTTTTTCAATAATCTGGGCATTCATTTCTTTCAATCCTAAAGATATGCTTTGATTTTCTTTCAATTCTTTCAATTTTGAAACTTTTTCATCTTGTTTTTCTTGCACCTTTTTCAATTCTTTCATTTTTTTCATATCTTTTAATTTTGAAATTAAATTTTTGTCCGCATTTTGCATTTCTAATACACCAATTACATTTTTCAAATCTTTCAATTCCACTTTTAATAAGGTTTGGATTTGTTCTTCCTTTACTAATTCCATCGCCGTTTTTGTTTGTCTTTGTTTCATTTCTTCCGATTTTTTCTTTAAGTCTCTTACACTCTTTTCTAATTCTACTATTTCTGCTAAATTATCTTTTTTAAATACAGGTACAACTTTAGTTTCTTTCAATCCTTTTAATTCTTGTTTTACATTCGATACAATCATGTCATATTCTTCGTAGATGCAATCCACGTACATTTTGAAGAATTGAAATCCGTCCATATTCGTCGTTTCGGGATAATTTTCCTTGAACGATTTTACCATTTCATAATATTCTTTCACCTTATTGATACTAAACATACGAACATCCTCATTCGCAAACACTTTATTTAATTCGCTTTCACTTACAACTAATAAATCCTTATCAAATCTACCGGCATAAAAATCATACAAATCTCGTCGTAACAACATTAAATAGTTGCCTACAAAATTATCGTCCAAGTAAGGCTTTTCGTTAAATAAAAGATCTTTTTTAGTGGACAATAACAAACGGACTTCTTTTGAAGGAAATTCAAGATCGCCGGTTTTGTTGTACACTTTTTTGTATTTCGTGTCCAGTAAACGTTTCATTTCCATTTGAATCTTGTTTTTAATGTACTCGTTCTTCATATGTTGATACTTTACATCCAAATCCACGAAATTTAAGTAAGCATTGATATCCTTTGAAGGCATGACATAAATGTTGTCATCCTTTTCAAAAAGAGAAATTTCTACCAAGTTTCCGCCTTGGTATATGGGCTTAAAATGTCTTTTTAATTCCATGTACGCATTCTTTACATTGAAAAATTCAAACAATTTAAAGTAGACATAGGAAATTACGTTAGGAAATTCGTACATATTAATAGACATGAAATAAGTAAAATAAGGACTATGAATTGATTTATCATCAAACACAAAAACGCTTACCTTTTCTGGTTTAACTTCCTGTACAGGCACCGGTGCCGGTACAATCGGCGCTTTCGTTTCCAATAAAACAACATTGTGACCAAATGGGTGCAATAAAGAAACTTTGTCACACATGTATTTGTCACAATCTGTGCAATGTTTGGTTGCAGGGTGATCAGGGATCACTTCGTATTTTAAATGATCTTTGCAGACATATTTTTGGCATTTTAGACAGGCGTTTGTGGCAAGTTTTCCGCATTTGCACTTTTTCAGTGCACTGTAATTGTGTTTTTCATGTTGTGTCGTATCGCAAATGTATTTGTCACACGTGTTGCAATAATGTGTTGCTTCTTTATCACATTCTTCGCATTTTTTTATAGGCATATCAATCATACTTTTTTTGCAATCTTTGCAATTTATTTTGAATTCGGACAAATGCAATTTTTCGCAATCGTTGCACAAATACTTTTTGCAATCTAGACAATATTTCGTGACCGCTTGAGAACAAGAATCGCACTTCTTGCAATCAATGCATCCTTTACATTCTTCTTTATCACATGTATCTACAGGTACATGATTTAATTTAGTGGTATAAACTTTCTTTTTGTCTGTATTTGAAAGCACTCGAGTTTTACAAAGACCGACACCGCACGTGTATTTGTCGCAAAATTTGCACTTGAACGAAGCATAATGTTTATCTGTACAAGTCTGACAATTATGTTCCAATATAAATAGAGGAATTCTGATATTATGTTTTTTGGGAGTAAAATGGTCGGGACAAGCATTGCACAATTTAGTTATAGGTTTAGTGCGCGGATTTTGGATAGGAAGAGCAAGTACGGGTTCAGGTTTTGATATGGATTCAATGTATTCGGCGTAATCGTACATCAGAATATCATTCTCATCAATTTGATCTTCTTCTACAACGTACTCAAAATCCTTGAATAACCCCATTTCATTCATTTTTCGCAATCTCTTTTTCAAGTCTTCTATCTGACTCTTCTTTTTCAATTCCATTAATAATTTTTCAGTCATTTTAGCACGCTCTTTTTCTTTTGAATCTTTGACAATTTTGTAAACATAATAAGCGAGTAATGCGTCATCCTTATCATCCTCGCGAATCTTTTTTAATTCATTCCATTCTCTGAAATATTTTGAACGTAAAATGATTGCAATTTTAGAAGGATGTTTCAAGAAATAATTCATATCAAGTTTTTCTACATTTTTTCCAAATTCAATTTCGGACCGAATTTTTCCAATCTCTACAATTTTATTCTCCAATTTGTAAAATTCAGCAAATTTCAATTCATCTTGACCAACCACCATTTTTTGGTAATTTTCTTTCAATTCCTGAATATTCGTTTCTTGTTTTACGCCATTTTTTTCTAGTTTTTCCAAACGTTCAATTTCTACACGAAGTTTTTCTTTTTCCTTGAACATCTCATACATTTCATTCTCAAATTTCTTAGTTTCAATCTTTTTAGAAAAATCTTGGACGTCCATCACATTACCTCTCAGATTTTCTCTTAATTTTTCTACTAATTTCTTGTAAAAACTTGTTCCGTAGTTTTTCTCGTACAAGGCTACAGACGTTTCAAACTCTTCAATCATTTTTGCGTACATATCTTTTAAAACAATTCGATGACGTTCTTTCTCTTCTTTCTCCGGATTGTATTGTCTAATCTCAATCGGTTCATTTTCAATACTCCTCAGTTTTAAAACGTCGTCTACAGATAGACCAACGTACTTTTCCAACTTATTTTTCCCCGAAAGTATTTCATTCTTAAATACAGTATAAATGGAATACACTTTATTTACAAAATCTTTTTCTTGTTTTAGTCTAGCATTCTTGCGTATTTCATTTAAATATTTTCCAACAAAATTATCACCCTCTTTATTTTTAAGACCCAAAGCCAAATTATCCGATAAATAAACCATATAATCTTCTTTTACATTGAGCAATTCCTGTAACGCTAGTCCGTCTCTGTATTTATAGTCTAACGCTTCCTTCAAAGCCGAAAAATAAAGTTGGTCTTGTTCACTCGTGAAATACGCGATCGCTTTTTTTAACGCTGCTTCATTATTTAAACTTTCCACCTCTTTTTTTATCATCTCTTTATCAACGATGGACGCGTACGATTTAGAAATGATGTGATCTTTTAAAGGGGACAAATCACCGTAGGGTAATTCGTTCGGATTAAATAATAATATTGACATTTATTATTATTACTATAATTTAAATTTATTTAGTATCACCATAATTTGTAAAAAGTTTAGGGTCTCCATTATACATATCCTTTTCCCCGTCTCCAACAATATATCCCAAAGGAGGGTCTGGATCAGGTGTACAATACCCCTTTATCGATTTTCCATTTGTTGTAATCATATCCGGATTATTTTCGCTGACTGGAACATTGTAATTGCATCCAATTCGGTCGTATTGAAACGTGGTTGGCTTTCCATAGTACAATCCGCCACATCTTGGATTGAAATCACTTACCTTGAACAAAAAAGGTTCCTTTGTTTTTTTCAAATAATGGTAAATGACAAACCCAGAACCGAAAAGTAAGCCGAGTAATAATCCAGATAGTTCAGTTGGCTTATCTTTTCCAATTAATTTTGCAAAATTATTTTGAATCAAAGGATTCGTACAAATAAGTAAAACAACTAAGAATACGATCATCATTTATATAAAATAAAAAAATTAGTATTTCATATGAAATAACATTCTATCTGGTCCTTTATTTCGAAGCTTTATAGGAGGATACTGTCTCAACCCATTTTCATTGAAATCTCCAAGAACACTGTTCCAGATTGAAAGCTTGCTATTGGCTTCAGCCATATCAAGATCGGTCTGGATACCGTCAATTAATAATGTGATTGTTTTATCCACAATGTATCCATAATCGTCACGTTGTGTTTCGTCAACTACCAAAAATTTACCGTAAATGTCTCCTGTACGTGGTATATGATTTTCGTACACTCCATACAATGCAATAACCACAATTCGTTCAGATGGAACTACTTTTTTTGAAAATTGAAGCAAATATTCGTAGACTTTTTGTTGTATGATTTTCACAGTTCTCTTTGTGAACAACTGTCTCGGCAAATGGGCCCACTCAATGATAGTATTCCACCCTACATACTGTGACATATCAATACGCTCGTCGTAATCCGTATTCAAATTAATTGTTGTTCCTTTCAATAGCGTAAACAAATCGTTATCTATACAATTTCCATATTCCATTTTATATTTAATTTAAATTTAAAATGCATTTTTAAATTTAAAATGGACGTATTACTTTATAGCAAATTCTCAAATTCATCAAAAAAATTAATGAGTCAGCTCCAAAAAACGCCAGACTTGTTAAATTCACTCACTCTCACCTGTATTGATAATAAACAAATTCGAGACCAAATTCTCTCCGACCAAAAAGTCAAAGTTAATGTTTTACCATGTCTCATCCGTTTAAACGAAACATCAGAAAATTTTGATATTTATGAAGGACAAAATGCGTTTGATTTCTTTACATCGTTGCAAAAAGAAATGAAACTACAATTGGAAGCCGATCGAAACCAGGAAATGAAAATGCAGGAAATGAAAATGCAAGAAATGAAATTGCAAGAAATGAGAATGCAAGAAATGAGAATGCAAGAAATGAAGTTACAGGAAATGAAGTTGCAAGAAATGAGTTTAAAATCAGATAAAGAAAAAGATAAAGAAAAAGAAAAAGATAAATCGACAGAAGATATTCTTCGAAATGCAAAACGGCAAGAATCAGAACGACATACTTCTCAAAATAAATTAGAAGAATACAAAAATCCATTGAAACAAAAAATCTCAACTTCATTAAGTTCTGAACCCGTCACGTTTACAACAATCGATGACCTGGGTTTGAACGAAGAAGATGAAGACGGCGAAGTCGCAATCAATACCTATGTTCATGTAGAAAAAAATAGCAATTCGGAAAATTCTGAACGAGATGTAAGTTCAAAAAAAGCTGAAACGTCAGTCAAAGGAAACTCACTCTTGACAAAAGCGATGCAAATGCAAAAAGATCGGAACTAAAATATTTTTTGGCAGCCGTTTGGAACACCGTATGTTCGGTCTTTTTTCTGGGCGATGTAATCAAACTTGCTTCCGTAGGTAACAGTTGGACATTTTGATTCTTTGAATGGTTCGTATGTCCCACACATTCTACATTTACGACGCGATTCGCCGCCAGTCATATCCAATCTTCGATAAGGTTCAACAATTTTTCTAGTCAGAAGTATAACAACTAGAATAAAAATAAGAAGTAGATACATTTAATTTAATACTAAATTAAATTTTTTATACACCTGTTAATCTTTTAATACCAAATAGTGCATCAATCTGACAGAAAGGGTTTGGCCCAGACGGACTATAATAATCGCTTGTAATCGTCTGGTATAGTGTCCCATCTGGCAAAAACACCGAAAATTTCAGACAATCGTTCGGTTTGAACTTTACCGTCTGTACCATCGATCCCGCATCCAATTTAATGAAAGGTGTTCGTTGCGGCTCATTGATATCAGTTATTGGAACCAAAAACAATGCTCGATTGCTATTTGGATTGTTACTGTAAATCACATTCTTGGATGACGCGCTTGATGCTGTTACGTTCGACAATTCGACGTACACGTAAGGATAATAAGCGATTCTCGCACCTGTAACCAACGTTATATTTGGCAATGTCAAATTCACGAGATTTATTTCATAGGCCACTGTCTCATTCTGTGAAACAACGCTACCATTGTATATCAACGGTGTATAATTGTCATTACTGAACGACACGATATTTATTACCGTGGTGGATGGACTACCATTTGGAACTGGGTAAGAAGCTGCCTGGCTTGTATAACTCGGATAATATTGTGTCGGTGATGGAACATTTGGTGGATTGACTTGTGTCACAAAACATGCATTGTATCCATTTCCGATGTAGGAATTAATGTAAAAACAAGTGCCTTCGATATTGGTTAATGGCGTAGTTTGATTATTCGCTACAATTGCGGGATAAATGTAAATGTACATTCCGGTATAATAATTGTCATTTGGATTTGCAGTTGAATCCAAAAAGATGCAATTGTTTAAAACAATCTGGTCGTAATTTGGCACATTTGAAAAGTAAGGAAAATTCAAATTTCCATTACTTGAAGGGTTTCCTACAACCGTATGGAATTCATTGGGCAACGATTTACGAATTGAATATTGGTCAGTTACAGATGATCCTCGTATCGGATTATTTAAAGTAGCCGTACGTGTCAAAAAATTGTAAGATACGATTTTAGTCGATACAACATTTGTGTTTGTCGATAATGTTTCGTCAATGAGGTAATATCCATTGTAAGCCTGATCATAACTCAATATTTTTTTGCCACAATTGTCGATTCCAGGCAAGATAATGGATGGCGGTGAAACAGTCGTTTGACTATTGTCAACAATATAAATCGTATCTCCTATTGATGGAGCATTGTTTAATGGCGTTTGTAACGTGAACAACCCCATACTCGGTGTATAACTCTGAATAATACCACTATTTCCTGTGTTATTATCGACTAATTGGTACCCAACGTAATAATCTTGGACATTTTTATAAGAAGAAGTTAAACTATTCACATTTACATAAATCGCCGATTGTGTACTCGGTATCGTCGAAGTCGTAGTTGAGTCAACTGTTCCAGCTGGTCCTGTGGGTCCAGACGTTTTCCACAAATATTCAACGATGCCATTGGTAACTGTATCTGCCACGTCCATATTTTGTGTGTAAATTAAACTTGTTGGACCTGTTGGTCCACTAGTACTAGTATAATAAGATCCTTTTAGTGTACTATTCTGATTTAATGTTCTTGGTGGCGCAAACGGGACTTCGAAATCTGCTGGTTGAGGGTACTGATTTCTGTTACGATTCGCGCTGCTTATTTCGATGAAACGGCGATTACTCATTTATCTTTTATTAATCCTATTAAATTAATTTATAATCGTTGTATACCAAACAATGCATCAATCTGACAAAAAGGGTTCGGTCCAGATGGGCTGTAAAAATCGCTCGCAACAGTCTGAAATAATGTTCCGTCCGGTAAAAACACCGAGAATTTTAGACTATCATTCGGCTTGAATTTAACTGTCTGTACCATATATTTGCCCCACAATTTAATAAACGGCGTTTGATTTTTGTTTTTGATATCCGTAACTGCCGCGCTAAATAAAGCACGTCCGCTTTTCGGATTATTGCTGTAAATCACATTTGGAGATATGTTATTATTGACCGTCAGTTCGACGTAGACGTAAGGATAATTCGCAATCCGTGAACCGGTTGTTAACGTCGAATTCGGAAGAATTAAACTGATTAAATTGATTTCGTATGCCACAAGTTCATTCTGCGAAACCATGCTTCCATTGTATATCAGCGGCGTATAATTATTCTTTGCAAATGAAACGATATTAATAGTTCCAGATATTTGACCTTGTGTATTCAAATAACTTGGATAAAATTGTGTCGGTGGATTTACGGTAGGAGTATCAACAATGCTCACAAAGCATGCATTGTACCCGTTCCCGACGTAGGCATTGATGTAATAACAACTGCCTCGAATGTTTGTCAATGACGTCGTTTGGTTATTGTAGGTAGACTGTGGATAAATGTAAATGTACTTTCCAGCATAAAAATTATCGGAATTGTTTGCGTTTGACAAAAAGATGCAATTGGATAAAGAAATCTGTGGGTAGTATTGATCCGTATTTGGAATTGGAACCGCATTGAATGTCGGATTAATTGTGAAAAAGTCAGTTGTTGTCACAACCGGAACGTTTCCAGATAATACAATCGTGAACGGCGCTCCATACAAAAGTAGATTAATATTATATATTAATAGTGAATCTGGGTTAGTTGGTGGTGGAACAATGGTTACACTTTGTATCGTGACAGTAGTGTTATTAATAGACAATTGTAGACCTACATAATTGAAATTGAGAGATGTAACAGTTGTTGGTGTAAAAGGAAATGTAGAAGATGGGATTTTTGTAAAATAGATAATAATTGTATTTGTATCTGTATTGTTAGTATAATATGATGAAAGATTTCCTGAAAATGATGGAGTAAAAGATGAAATAAATTCTTGTGGCAAACTTTTCCTCAATGAATATTGATGCGACGAATTCCAATTTTGGAATGGCGTTGTCAATGTCAGCGCACGCGTTGCATAATTGTACGAACTAATTTTACTGTAGACGACATTTGAACCAGTCGATTGTGTCTCGTCAATGATATAATAATTGTTGTAGGATTGACTATAATCCAAAATTTCGTTCCCAATCAAGTCGATTCCTGGCAACGTAATCACCTCATTTGTGCTCGGGTCAGAAATCGTGGCGACGGAACCAACCGCTATCAACCCTAACGATTCTTTTAACCCAAACGTGTACGACGTTGGATCGTACGAAATGATTATTGTGCTAGACGAATTTGCAGTTAACATGTACCCCACATAATAATCAACTACGTTCGAATAGACTGAAGTCAATCCGCTGACAGATACAGTTGAGGCGGTTGAGCTTGTAACAACCGTAGTTTCAATGTAATCTGTATAAATATTGTACGTGTACGTGTATCCATCCATCAAATGATGATGTGAACTAAAAAAAAGGATTGCAAATTCATCTATCTGTATCACGCTGGTAATAAAAGAGGCCCCAACAATATTATTTCCATCCATAATAAAAATCAATTTTCCGACATAACTTGAAGGCAACGATTTCATAGTAATTGTAGCTTGATTTGTAAGTTGGACATCAGATGACCCTGAATCATAATGAAGAGTACCGGTTTCTTGTAAATTTGATGGATACCCAGCCCATAAATATTCAATGATTCCATTTGTAACTACATCGTATGTGTTGGTAGGTTTTGTCACAATTTTGTTTCCCATATAAACACCTTTGACATATTCACTTTGAACCGTATTAAAAGTCGAACTAAAAGGTGTTACGAATGATGCGGGCGAAGGGTATTGGATACGATTTCGATTCGCGCTTGACAATTCAATAAAACGTTGATTACTCATTTTATAGAATTATCTTTTTTAAAATAAATATAGATGTCATATAAAATCAATAAATCCGATGTAGCCAAGTTAGACAACAGAAAAATGTTTCCACCCTCCTCACTTGAATACGAGAAAAGCGTTCATTCTGTTTTAGTCCAACAAGACAACAATATGCAAGAACAACAAAATTTTTCGTACGGAAACCCAAACCAGAATGATATTTATCAATATAGGTACGATTCATTTACTACAGGAAGTCGTGATGTCGACGTTTACCCTGTGCCTTACGCATCTATAAATTTGCCAAAAACTAAAAAAGATCCCGTCGTTGAATTCCGAGATGTGTATTCAACTCCGGAAGTATCAGATGTTTGTGGCGTTGAAGAAGATGGTGTTACGAGTGTATGCGGACGAGGTGCAAAACATCTTTACAAAATCATGGACCCTAAATTCAATTTGAGAGAAGCTGCCAAGAATTGCATTTTGCTTGAAGATCATCTTTCGCATGTAGGGAAACAGTGTTCGGATTGCATCAAAAAACATTGTTTAATGATTGAAGGTTTTTTGGAAGAAGGAATCACGTTAGACAAAAAGAGAGAACACAAAAAAGAATTTGATGATGCAATCAAAGATTTTCGTGTCATCTTTCAAAAACTGGCTGATAAATTGAAAACCGACGAGTTGAATGAAGAAGACTGTCTTGAAGTCGCACAAGAAATACGAAAACTAAGAAAGCCTCTTTGCCAAAAATATGCAACTTTTTTTTAAAATAAAAAATAAAAATATTGCGTTAAAGAAAACAAACATGTCTGCGTCTGCTTATTATTCTACACAAAACGGAATTGGTGCCCCAGGAAACTTTGGTATTTCAAACACGATTAGAATTGGTGTAAAAGGAAACGTAAATAATTACAATGGAGGACTTAATAATGCTGGTTTATTGCCTCAAAACGCTAACGTCATCACAACCACTAACGTAGTTGCTGGTATGATTAAAAACGCGAAATATGTTCCCCAACAAGATCTGGCTCTTAATGTCACCAACAAAGCTCTTGATGCGGCTGCATACAATGCCAATCAACTGAATATCACTAGTGGTCCTAAGATCCATTTGTACCCCAACGAAACGAGTGTCAATACCTACCAAGCTTAATTCTACCAAAATTTTTTAAAATTAAAAAATTTTATACTTTACTTTGTGGATATGCGTTTGAAAACTTCTCGTAATCCAATGCCGTTGTCTGTACTGGAGGAAAAACTCGCATTCCATTATTCGGGATTTTGAAAGGGTCGGTAAACACCTTTCCTGATATGATTGGATTCATGATTCTAGATTCGCCTTTAATTGATGCGCGACCGCAGCCATTCGTTCCATATTCACTGAATTTCTTGTACGCGCTCATTTATTAGTATGATTATTTTAATTTGAAAAACTATAGATTGCCATATGATATTTTAGACCAGAACTGAATTTCACAAATCGTGCGATATCTTTACAAAATGGCTCTTCATTCAAATTAAATCGGAATTTTAAATGTCCAAATGTGTTTAAAAGATTTTGTTATCTTTTAAATTCAATTATTTACTTTTTGGCAATACGACGAACAGGAGCCTTTGTCGCAACTGGTGGAGGCGAAGGAGCTCGTTCAACGACCGGCTCATCTTTCAAAGAGCCCGTATCAGATTCAGAATCAGACTCTTCTTCGGGCATAACTTCCGGCGAAACTACAACCGGCACAGGGGCAGGCGCAGAAGCACGCATCAATCGCTTGACACCTGATTCTTTCAATTTAACTTCAGCTTCGTGAAGCTTTACTTGCAAACTGACTTTGCTGCCAATAAAGATGCCTTCAATCTTGATGGCACCCTTTACGTAACATTGTTTGTTCATGAGAGACATCGGGTCAATATCACGACCATTTTCGTCATAGAAAATGCTAGTAATCGTATCCGTCTTTTTATTTTGTAAAACCTTGGCGTATAAAACCGGACTTGAACCTTCAACAACCTTACCTTTCTCACGTTTCAGATAAATTGGGTTGAACTTCTTCAAATCTGCCTTTTCCAATTCGTATTTTCCAACATCATCACGATGTTCTAGGATATAATCAGATGCATGCTCACACACCTTGTTGAAAGTGTCAAGAAAGTCCTTTTCTTCCTTGGTGGGAGCATCCATGTTGCATAGACATAATGACAATGTGTATCCATCCACTTTTCCAGTTGTCATGTTCACGTTTTCGGACAGACCGAACGAGAATAGACGTTGGGTTTCGAAAATCAAGTCGCCGTACGATCCATCGATGTTGCGAACGCTAATAGGGACTCGTTTAAAGCAGACGGAACTGTTTGGGATTGAGCCATCGCGAGGTTTTCCGTAGATGATATTGTCGGTGTTAAAGCCAGAGGCCGAAGTAATTTGAGTATTGATCATTGTTCTTTTATTTGGTTTAATTCTTTTTAAATTAAAATTAAAAAATCAATTTTATTTTTTAATTTTAAGGCATACACACGGTCTATATTATTTTCATTGTTTTTTCATTTTAGACTTTTTAGTACTTTTCTTGGTCTTTTTTGGCATCGACTTTTTTGCACTTTTCTTGGTATTTTTTGGCATAGACTTTTTGGCACTTTTCTTGGTCTTTTTTGGCATCGACTTCTTTTTCTTTCGCATGGCAGCTTCATGAGGTTCTCGGGGTGGTAGTAAGGGAGGCGGTAGATACAGAACGGGTGGATCAGGAGGTTGCTGATTCATTTATTGTAATAAATAAAATTAAATTAAATCGTCTTCTTTTAGCAATTGTTTCACAACATGTCCGGAGAAAGACTTGATGTACTTTTTCCAGTACTCTACCATATTTTCACGCATTTCAAATTCTTTCCAATACTCTGTATCCGTTTTTTTCTCAAGATCACTGTACTTGTTAAAAAACTTGCGTAAATCCAAACGTCGTTTTTTATGCTCCTCCTCTTTTACCGCATACAATTCTTCAACACAATCTAAATTTTTCTTTAAAAACACGATCTGACGACCATAAATGCAATGCAAGGCATACACCAATTCAAAGTAGAAATCCTCTTTTAATGGAACAATTGTCTCATTCCATTTTTTGGTTTTCAACGCATTCATGAACAAATCAATCACTTTTTGATCCTTTTTGTATCCCTTACCAACAATGTATATCTCTGAATTGGCTGGTCTGCTCGCCAGAGGCTTTGTAATATAAAATTCATCAAAGACATTTGTTAACAATTGCAACAAGGACATATTAAAAGGCTTGAAAAATAAAAACATTTTGCATACCAATGTCCCACCCTCTTTCAACGTTTTCAAACCACATATAATCTGTCCTAAATTCAAAGGAGATTCATTCAATTCAGCGTCTGTTTCAGAACCAATTCCGATATCGCTGGTGTACAAATCCACCTTATTTGCGAGACGGTCTTCAATGATCTTTATCATTTTAGGATCTGTAACACTTCCACCATTTTTTTCATTCATTAACCAATTTGCCTCCCCGTATTTCTTGTAAAGTCCAAACGAATCTTTGAAAATTTCCTTATCTTTCTCTTTATCCTTTTCTCCAGGCCACAAACTATTCGCATACCACTTGTAATTTTTATTATCTGTTTCTGTCTTGATGTAATGATTTAATGCCAAGATAAATGCACCTGGATATTCGGCGTTACAAAAAATCGTAAAATCGCTTGAATGTTTTTTGGGGACCAAATCGAATGTGTGGATCATTTCCCAACATTTCATCCACGCGTTTGTGATGGAACCATTGACATTGGTCACAAACTTTTGTATTTCTTTATTGTAATTTTTCAACCGGTCGAGATTTTTCGTGACAGACAAATAAAAATCAAGTTTTTCTGAATTGTTTTCGTGGAATTTGTCAATCTCAATTTTTTCTTTCTCCAACTGTTTTTCAAGCTCAATCTGTTTATACTCTATCAATTTACCACTTGGTTTATCCAACTTAATAATGATTGGTTTTTTTTCATCGGACGAAATAGTCAACATTTTCACAAAAAAAGAAGCGATCCAATTTTCAGGATACATTTTCGAATATTTTAAAATAGATTGTTTCGTATTTTCAGGAAGTCTTAATAAATAATCAACATCCAATTGCTTGTAAACTCGCTTGACCATCTTTTTGACATTAAAATACCGGACAACTTTTTTAATCTCTTTCATCTGTTTTTCATCCATTACATTCTCCGTCAAAAAGAGCGGATTGAAAAAATTGTTTTTAAAAAAAGTTCTTCGAATGCACTGTTTGTCGCGCATTTCATCAATGTAGATATTTTCAGGCTTGGTGTAAATCTCGAAACCCGAACTCGTTTGGTACACCAATGCATCCTTTTTACCAAGATCGTAATGCATACTAAACCCTTCAAGCGGAGTAAATTCATTTGTTGATACATTCATGAACCCTTGTATAAGCGGCTCGTCTCCGTACCCAATTTTTTTCAAATTGTTGTACATATCCAGCAAATAAACTGTACCGTTTTCTGAAAATCTGATGCATGGTAACGTATAAGAATAGTTTGGAACGAGTACAGATCTTTCATTCTTTTTCGAGGTGACGTAAACCATGAAAAATGATGTTTTTTTAGAAATAGTTGCATCTTTTGTCATTATAAAAATGTAATTGATGAAAACAAACCCGATAAACCAAGAAACCAAGCTCGAAATGTAGTCATAATCTGTTTCTTTGAATTTCAAAACGCATCTTGTGTCAAAGATCAAGATGTCTACTTTTTTGCTACCGAAAAAGTGACAATTCTCAACTTTTTCTTCCGTAAAGAATCCATCGTCTTCCCAATTTTTTATTGAATTTTGGTAAGTTTCTTCGTGCTTTGACAATTCGTTTTGATCGTTTTCTTCAATCACACTGTACCCCTTTAAAGAGATGTCATGTTGCAAAACCAAACTTTTGGTGATAAAAAGTTCAGTTTCTTTGGTTATTTTTTCATTTGTTTTTTTGAACAGTCCGTCTTTTGAGACTGAGGTTTTCCACTTCATATTTTTGTATGAAAAATCATAGTATTTGAATATTTCGCTGAGATCTTGTCTTTTCAAAACTCCATTTATTTCAACCACGTAAAAATTTGAACCGGTTTTTCCAGAACAGTCGTATACTTGACCAATTTTTTTGTAAGAATTGTGATTCTCGATAGATGAATTAAAAAAATCCTGAAATAACGTTTGTTCCATTTTATTTAGATTGAAAATAAATCTAAATAATCATTTTTATAATATTATCTTTTCATTTTCTTCAAATGTGTATTCTTTGTCATTAATGTTTTTAATTACAATTTTCTTTAGCCCAAAATCTCTCGGATAAATTTCGCTTCCGTGACAATCTAGATTGGGTCCCAAATAAGGAAGAATCACGTCATAAATATCATTATCGTTTTCATCTTTGATCCAATCAATCGGCATAATTCCTCTCGGAACTTTTAACAAGTAAAAATATTTATTGTCGTTGTATTCATAAGGCACTTTGATATGTTTATTGAATTTTTCCACTTTTTTGGGGTTAAAAATGTTGTACGCAAATTTGGTCATGTCATAAAAGAACACGCAGCAATTCTTTTTGTTTTCAGGGTCTACCGTTGATTTCAAGAGTTTATACATATTGTAAAAAGATTTAAGTTTATTGAATGAAATGAATAGAATAAAAAGTATAATTAAAAGGATGTAAATCATTTTATATTTAAAATGATTGTTTAAAATAATTTTACAAAACTTTTTTCAAAATTCGGTAATAAGCATGCAAATTCAAATCGCGCAACACCATCTTGTGCATCACATCAAAAGTCACTTTTCGAGACGTTCGTTCTTCCCAGAACCATTGGTGGACATTTGAAAGAATGGACCATTCATCTTTTTGACAAACGATTTTTTCTTTTTGGACGAATTTCTTGTAATACAGATTGTGCAGATATTTTGCAATCTTGTAAGAATAATTCGTATACAATGCAATCTTTGAAGAAAATTGGGGGTACAAATCCAAAAATGATCTGAACAAAGGACTCGTCTGGTCACGCCACAATTCCAAGAAACGAAATTGCACATCAGGCTCATTGTTTCGAATACGCACATAATTTTGGTACGTAGAATTTACAATTTTCACTTGTTTTCCAGTTTGAGGATCGAACCCAATCACTCCCTGTGTTTGAAATGGATCGCACATCATTACATACTCTTGGAGATTTTGCAATGATACATTCTCGATTTTCTCTTGTTGAGGAAGACCGATAGAAGACATATCAAATGTCTGATTGTTTAGTAAAGTACCTACATGATACATTTGGTACGAACTGGGTGGATGAGAAACAATGCGAGTATCTTTTGTATTGCGCACTAGAAAAAAGTAAACGTTGGATGGATTCAACGCGGATGTTAAATCTTCGAATGAAGTGTCTAGACACTTTAGAAAAATTTCGCCAAACGATTCGCTACTCCCCCACCGGCTTTTAAATGCGTCCAACTTTCGATGCGTTGAAAGTTGCCATTTCGTATGAAAGTATAGACGCAATAGCGTACCTTCTTTTGCCGGAAAAAAAACATAGTTTGAAATATCGCGTGGAATTGAGCTAATTTGTTGTTCATTGTATTCTTCGGTATAGCCTAGAGATGAAGCCACAAGCGTAGAATTGTTGTACACGAGACCTCGGTAAGCTTTTAATTCTTCGGAACTTTCATTGTCGCATGTTTTGTAAGAGTAGATTTGTAGTTCGGAATCGTCATCGGTTTTTTCGACTAGACTTGTTAAATGAAAAAGGTTTTCAGGTAAATAAAATGTATCCATTTTAATAGTTTATTATTTCTATAAAATGTAATTAAAAAATCATTTTTATTAAATAAATGAAAACAAAATCGAAATCGAAATCGAAATCGAAATCGAAATCTAGAAAAGTATGCAGTAAATTCTCTGCAAGTTCCGAACGTTTATTTGATGAAAAATTAGACGAAGAATTGGAAATAGACCACGACAAACTAATGAAAGATATCAAAAATTCAAAATCTGTCGATGACGTAATCGTCCCCCAAAAAAGAGAAGAGTATGGTAGTATTGAAATAAGAAATCGAAGTAGTACAATCAGATATTTATACGACGTACTCTGTAAAGAAATATCATTGTATTATGAAGCATTGGTACACAATGAAAGAACCAAAAAATTGTTGAATCCGAGATTAATCGACTTTTTGAAAATGAAATTAAATCGATTCTTGGATCTGATTGAATTAATATATAAAAAATACAGAAAAGAATTATCAATAGACCAACGTTCATTTTTTACAGAAAATCAAGATAAATTTTTAGTCATTAAAGCAATGTACGTCACAAAAAAATTCGACGATACAAAATTAGAAAGAACTAAAACAAAGCACTTTAATAGAGTTTGTGATAAATGCGGAAAACCAGAAACAACAGTTGAATTAAAAGCTTGTCCCTGTGGAAAAGTTCATTATTGTGGAACAGAATGTCAACGAAGCGATTGGAAAGAACATAAAAAAGTATGTGTGAAAAGAGCTGATTCGGTATAAAAAATTTGTATTACAAATTTTTGTAAATATTCATAATGATCATACAGCAAATGCTATGAAAGTAAAAATCGCTTGTTTCTTGATTATTCAAACTAAATTTTCGGTCTCCTACAATGATCCACTTTAAATTATCTTTGGAAATCCTACTTTCGTCTTTCACATCCGGAATGTAAATGTAATTAAAGGTGATATAAGATTGAGCATCAAGAAAATGTGACAATACAGAGTCCACATTTTTGTTATTTGTAAAAAGAGGTCGAAGTTTGCATAAAATGGTGAGAACTGTCAAGTTTTTCTGTTCACTGTATTCAGAAGGAAGCAACATGTCAAAAAGGTGATAGGTCTCATTTGTATCGGCGACGTAAATAGGCAGTTTAGTGAATGAAATCATCTTTATAGTAAAAAGGTTTGGTATTGAATAATCAATTTTATAAAGATTTTGATTTTTATTTTGTGTGATTATGAAACTATTTCGTGTATATTATTTTTCTAACACACACATCAAATGTGTGTGTGGATTTTTTT